GTGTTGCCTGACCACACGGGCTTGCCATTGCGTCGAACATAAACCGTGTGGTGTTCAGGCAAATGGACGCAATAAACTTTACCCATATTCCATTCAGCAGAATTTACCTCAGACTTTACAGGCTTTTGCAAAGGCTTAGAGGCAATTTGCGGTTCTAGCCGTTTCTCAATAAAACTCACAATGTACTGCGGCAATCTTGCATTGATCTTGCGCCCGTCAATGATGGAATCGCGTGGTTCACGCATAGAAATTGTTGCTGCGCTTCCGGCGTACATGGTAATTTCCTGAAGATCATCAGCCAATTGCTTTGACCCTGTATAAATGCGCTTACTGTGATCGCGTTCGCCATCATTATCGATGTGGCCGTCGCCTCTCGTATGCCAATCTAGATAAATCTTTAGCAAGCTTGCGTCCCACTGCTTCATATCATCGGGCAAGAATTTTTCACCAGCCTTGCCAAACTGCGCGAAATATGCGTAAAGGCGCGGATCACAAATCTTCAATTGTCCACGCTTAGGCTCGTAGCTGATGTGATCCAGAACTTTGAAATAACGCCCAGCAATACGCTTAATCTGCGTAATATTCTCGCGGTTGTAATGCGTAAACCCAACATCGCCCGACTGACGACGCTCACCGTGTTTGTTCTTTCCAAGGTGGGTGTGACCCTCGGCCATCCAAAAGCCTAAAAGCGCAGCCCAATCTTCGGGATCAATGATTACGTCAGGTAGAACACGACCGTCTGCTGCGGTAATGCCAGAGAGAACAAATGGAGCAAGCACTGCGTCTTCGCGACCCTTGCTGGTTCTGGTAACGCGCAGTCCATCTCCACGTTCGCCAATGCTGTCGGAACGAATGATTCGCCAATCATCGCGACCCTTGCCGCGTAATGGCGCCACAAGCATATTGTGATCAGCACTAACTAAAAGATCCACGGAACGGTTTTCATATCGCTCCATGACCCCGCCGTACTCCTTCTTCACAACGGCTTCAGGCTTCTGAAAAATAACTTTATGCGTCTCGATATTCAGTGAAGCAAATTTGTCCTCTTCGGCTATTTCAGGAAAAGGAATCCAGCCTCGATCCGTAAGCACCTCTGTCTGTTCGTCATAGCAGCCGCCCCAATCAACTGAAAGAAAAATAGGGCCATTTGCAGGATCTACTTCAAAGTTTCTAATGCAATGTCTGTCATCGCGCCATTGAGAAACGTAATGGTGGTGCATTTCTGGCTTAGCGCAGAGCTGCTGCACTTCAAAAGTTACGCGGTCATTCTCGGTGAACTGTTTAACAAGATCGCTGTATGGCTGCCAGCCACGAGATTTATAAAAGTCGCCATTGCAAACATCGCGTAAAAGTCTTGGCGAACCGTCCTCCCATTCACCTTTACGAATGTTGTCGCATGGGCATCTAATTTCTTCAGCTAAGTCTGGATTCGCAATCTGACAATTCTTTTGTTGGCTTGCGGTTTCCTTAATACACCAGATATACAGCTTGCGAGGAGGCTTATAGCCCTCTGCAATCGCCTTTTCAATCTCGTCAATTAATTCTTGGACGCGACCAGACGGGCCTTTACGAGTTGATGTCGCAATGTCTTGCGGGCTAGCAATCGTCCCGTTCTTAATCTTCTTTGAGATCGTCATGTTGCGACTGTTATGAGTAACGATAAAATCATTTGTCAAATAAGTGCTGTCGGCGTTATCAACGCCAATGCAACGTACTTTTGTTTTTCTGCTTGGTTTAATAGATTTAATACTGGGGTCAAGAGTTCTTTGTCGCATTGCCATTTTTTCTACTTTACGCGGAAGCGTAAAAGGCATCGTGAAATCAACAAATGAAATGTCAAGCGTGTAAAGAATTCCCTTAGACCACTCACTGTTAAAGTTTTTCTGTCGCAAAATTGCCCTGCCGCCAAGACTAAAAACAATCTCTCTGAGATCTAGCGCAAGTTGTTTAGAAACAGTTGCGTATTGACCAACGCAATTGTCTTGCATCGCGCACCCATCAGTATCCATTAGCCCGCGAATAATTTCTAAACGGTCTTTGGCCGACGAAAACTTATAGAGATCAGGAATAAATTTGTCGTGACTTTTTTTGCTTTCTAATCCAATCGAGTCGATGACAGATTTAAATGTTCTGTCAGATCCAGATCTAACAATATTGTGATTGGCATATTTGCCAGCAACACAAGAAGAAACTCTGTATTCATCTAAGAAGCTGTCAACTCGCTGAACAATGTGGTCGTCTACAGAACGAAAAGCGATATTTTTCCCAAGATATCCATCACCTAGCAAAACGCCTAAAACATATGGATGAATAGGAAGTTCAGAATATGAAAATTCAACAGGTTGATTGGCGGGAACTCCATAACGGTATTGGCCTATTATTTTTGTTCCATTTTCAATCATTTCTGATGTTCTTACTGTTTTCCAAACGCCTCTCCGTCGTTGAGAACCACCGGCAACAGTCCAAAGGTGGTCTGCACAACATTCTGTTGATCTTCCGTCAGTGAGCGTCACTCGGTAAACATCACGTTCTCCATAGTCCATGACTTTAATTACTTTTGTTGGCATACCATCGCGCCCGTAAACAAAATCTCCCAAACGCAAATCGCCCATCGCTTTATGACCAGTCGGCGTTGGAATTAAAGTGTCTAATGGTTGTGACTCAAGCCAAGTGTCATCGCGCATAAGCTCAATCTCGTCAGCGTGAGCAATCTGCGGGTGTGGCCCGTTCACGGCCTCGGGCGTGCTACCCAGCACTTCAATCTTTGATCCATTAGCAAAGACTGTTTCACGCATCAGAGAAGAAACAATCTCGGGCTTTTTATTGCCCTTATCATCAAACACCCAATGCTTCAGGTGGGCATAAGCGCGGAATGACTGAGCTTCGATGGCCCCGAAAGTACAGCTTTCAATCCCAGGCTTGAAGCGGGCGTTAATCCAATGGAGAACGGCTACAAGGAAGGTCTTGCTGCCACCACGATTTGCAACTGCCAACGCCGCGTCAACGCGATCAAAATAAAGATCTGCAAGAAAAGTAAATGGGGCGACATGGTTCTCGCAAACAGCAGTTCGCGGAACGTCAATGCCAAGTTCGTAAATCAACCATTCATGTAGTTCATCATCGTTTTGAGGGCCATTTTCATTTAGTTGTTTTTCAAGTTGCTCTTGAGCTGACAACATCTCTTTAAGCTCATCGTCCGAAAGATTGCCGAGAATCTCGAGCATTTTTTCTGATTCGTTTTTACTCATCAATGTCGATCTCTACAGCTTCGCCTTCAATCGTGTTGTACTCTTCAATTTGCTTACGAATTACTGTTGCGGTAGGCCCTTGAGTGAGCTTCTTGGAAAGCATCTCGATTAGTTCTTCTCGAGAATGCTGTGACGATTCGTGTGCTTCTTCTTGTATCTCAAGCCTTCCATGCTGAACAGCAATTTCTACCCAAGCTTGTGCGCCCTTAAGACGAACTGACATTGGTTGATTGGGGTCAATCGCATCCTTAAATACTTCAATGATCTGCCTTGCTGTGCGATCTACCTCGGCGGCCTCAGCAACCTTCTTAGAAATGCGCTTACTTTTCCTAGGGGTATTGCCGCCCTTAGCGCCAAAATCAGCGCCGCCCAGCTTGCCATCAGCATGACGCTGCTTAGCTAAGTCAGATAACTTTTGCCGTGATTCTGGCGAAAAGTTCTTTTTTGGTTTATCGGCCACTAGATAATTTTACACATTGTATGTTATTTATACAAGTCTGGGTAGATCTCCCACAAGGCAGTGTTGCCCTCACGGGTAATTGCGACATCAACAGTGTGAAGAGGAATCATCGCAATAACTCTCTCTTTGCCTCTCTTATCAATTTCTTTTCCACTTCTCCAGCGATGAATAGACCTTACGTTGGCGTCAACAGCTAATGCAAAACTTTCTATAGAGCCATAAACTTCTATTTTGCTTTCAATCCATTGCTGAAAAGGCTTTATCTCAATCAAATCACTGTCAGTGCTGCGCTTGTAGTTTGATTGTTTGACTTTTTTCCTTACTGCCGCACCGCGTTCTCTACGCTTTTGCTCTGCGTAAAACCTTTGATTCTCTCTATAGCGCTCGGCCCATACTGGATCTTCTTTGAGCTTTTTTCTTTGCCATTCATTCCTGGACTTCCTGCGCCTAGCGGATCTTTCTTCAGCTAAGCAACTCTTATAAACGAGAGGCGCATAAGGCTTGTCTCTGCCATTTCTTTTGGCATTGCTTACGCGCCCATTTATTCTCTCACAAGTCCGGCAAATATTACGAAAGTATTGAGGCTCTTCGCGCACCGTTGGGTCTTTCCATTGAGCCACACAGAAATCAACCAAGTGCCGCCATTTTTTGCACTGGCTACAAGTGCGACGACCGCATGAGACACCTCTACGTTTATTCTTTTTGTCTTCCGGCTTAAGCTTGGGTGCCTTCTTCATCTGCAATCTGTAGAGCCTGCTGTATTGTTGACATTTTTCGCAGGTATTAAATCCTTCTTTAGGCTCTCCTTTTTTGCAACGTGAGCATGAGTTACTCAACGGTAAACTCCTTTATCTTAATTACTGTCTTAGGCCATTCTCCCCAATGGCGAATAACAGTTGCTTTAGCAATTTGAACATCATCCTTATATGCCTGTGAGTTTAAGGCGTCCATCACTAATTTTAGTGCGTTGTCAACGTCAGGCTTTTTATTTCTTGGAAGAGGGTGCCTTAGCCCCTCCGAAGAAAGGCCGCCGCTTTTCTTGAAATGAGATTGCGGCCTCTGCACAAAGAGTTCTACCACAATTTCAAGGGCAGCGTCCGGCATCCTTTGTTCGCCAGCCTCTCTCCAAGCTTGACGTATCTCTCTTTCCGCCAATACTGTTCCTTTTGGCGTAAAGGTGTGTCCTGTTTTAAGAACAAACGGCCTTCCCTTACCAGTTGGGTTGCCGTGTACCTCGATATTGATTTCTTCCATAGTCATAAGACTAACCACAAGCGCCGACAGCGGTTAGTCTTATGACGGACATCAGATAAATCACCTCTGAAATATCGGAGCGCCTAAGAAAAATCTTAGATTAAATTCCAGCTCCAATTAGCCAGTTTAATTAATGCATGAATGTAAACAGGCGCAGTTACAGCCAAGAAACAAAGCGTTATTGTGCCGCCTAAAAATCCAGCAATAGTTGACGAAGAAGAATTTTTACTATCTTTGATTTTGCTCTCTTCTACAAAAACTGTCTTTATACCGCCGGGCTGGTTATCAAAAATATTTGGCATATTCGCCTCACTTGTAGTTGGAGTTGCCAGAACGCTGCCACTCTTGCTGCCTCATCGTTTCAAACCTGCTCAGTGACTCTACTAGCTTATACAAAGAATCACGCTCGCGTCTTGCTGAGGCGACATAGGCTTCGTGCCTCCTTTGAAGTCGGCGCCAATTAGAAACATTGGGGTCGGCTTCGACTTCCTTTTCAAGAAGCGTAAGCGTCTTGTGCTTGCCTTGATTGTCGTACTTCTCTATTGCTTTTAGAAGCTCATTGGCAATTTCCTCTGCCGCCCTTCTGCACTCCAAAGCAATTCTGTCTTCTCGCACAAGCATAAAACTCTTATAATAAGCAAGAAGTGAGTAATAAGAATACAAATTCTGTATTTCCTTATCAGAACATTTTGTCCAGTCCCAAGGAAGCTCTGGCACATCTGTCTCAGGAGGTTCAGGAAAGTGCCGTTTGTCTTTTGCCAGTTCGTTATCGACAAGTTCAAGAACGGAGTGATAATTATCGGTATTGCTAACAAGAACAGGCTCAATAACTATTTGCTCTTCTTCCGCTACCGCCTGATAAGAGTCTTCAATGCTGCTTGGAGTTTGAAGATCACTCTTCTCATCTTCTTCTGGTTCTTCTGGGTTGATATTTGCGGCGAGCTTGTCCAAACACTTAAAGACGCCTTGGCGAGACTTCGTGTGCGTTTCGTATTCCCACACAAGTCTAAGAAAGTCTTGTCGTGCATCACCACTAAGAGCAGAGACTTTTTCTAAGATCGAGTCAATAACTTGTCCTAATTTTTCATCTGCGTATCCGCCCCAAGGAGAAATAACGCCGCCTTCATCAGCTACTTCTTCAATCTCTGACTCTGGCTCGGTAGTTGTTTCTCCAGCAAACTCGTCGTCTGCAATTCTCAAAATTGCCTCTACCTCTGAGCCTCTAACGAATTGATCCCAAGCGTCACGCGCAAGATCAATTAACTTCTGCGCCTCTTCGATGGCCTTCTCATCTTCTTCTGGGATTGGGCCTTCGTAAATCTCTTCAATTAGTGCTTGAGCAATTATCGCTCTGGCTTTTTCTGGTTTCATAGTCATAGTGGGATCTTATCAACTCTCATTCCATCTGTCAAGAACTCTTTTTCTTGATTCTTCGTATGAATAATCGTCCCGCACGAGCTTGGCACGATTGATTCCAACTGAGTCCTCAAGCTTGTCAATGCCTTGTTCAAAATCTAGCTTACAACTCTTTTTGTAGCTACACCACTGGCACGGTTGGTAGCTCCACTTCCACCCCATCGGGTGTTTTTTAGATGGATCTACTGAGACAAGATCGCCGTCAATAAACATCTTCTGCCATTCTTTCAGGCGCTCGATGCCAGCATCAAAAAACTGCTGATCTAGATCAACCCTGAACTCCGCAGTTTCAAAGGGCTTATCTCTAGAGAGATAGTAAATAAAGCCGTGCGTAACGTGATCTAGATCTGACCACAAATCGCCATTGACTTGCGCGTGTTTGATAAGGGCCAGCTGGACTTTGATTTGTGAGATATGGCCGGGGTCAGGTTTTTTGGCGCCGGTCTGCATTTCCTCAATAACGCTCTGATATTTGGACTTGATTTCAATCGGGAGTGGTCGCGTATACCCTTCTGGAAGCAAGACGCAATCAACGGAACCAGTAAGCCAGCCGTCAGGATAGGAAAATCCTGTCTGCACTTCTGCATCTGGTGGAGCGCTGATCAGAATTCCAGCCTCGTTGAAAGTTGACACAAGCTCTTCTTCTACAGATTTGCCAGCAGCCATCACGGTTCGTGCGCGCCTATTGAATGGTTCTGCGCTCGGAAGATCCATCAAACGATACATCGCTTGTCTTGGACAAGCCTTTGGGTCATCGCCAGGAAATTGACTGGCATGATTGCTCGTGTGCCAAGGGTTTCCGTGAGGGCTGTTGCCCTCGTTGCCTCGCCACTTACGCTCTTCGACCTTCTTATAGGCAGCAATAGTAATAGGCTCAACAGTACGGCTAACCTGTAGCCGTGTGAGCATTTCTGCGCGAGTAAGCTTGTCTATTTTAGAGCCGTTGAACCTCGTGGCAATTGCTGATCTTCCGTTGTGCATCATTTTATCCTTTAGTGCTTAGCGCTTTATGCCGTAAAAATATAAATCGCAAGCCTCTTTGTTTGTTATAAAATTCCAAGTCGAAAAAGTTTCTTCTATGTCTATGCAATTAACGATATCGAACTCAGTTAGATTCTTATAATAATTGCCCCACTCTTCTCCATACTTCTCTAAGAAGGGTGCGTTTTCTGGGGTCGTTTTGACTGTGCCGTGCTCGTCCCTACCAGCAGAAGCACATGTAAAAATCATAATCCCGCCACTCTTTAACAGCCTTACCATGTTTCTGATTGTTTCTTCGTAATACATGTCGTGCTCAAAACATTCGCTAGACATAACTACGTCAAACTGAAATCCACATTCATACAGATGGCCCGGACAAACTAGATCAACATTTGGGCCTTCATCAAGATCAAGCCCGACGTAATAGTACGGCTGATCAAAAAAGTGCTTCGTGTTTCCGTTGATATCGAGAGATCCAATATCCAAAACACGGACATTAGAAAACATTTTCGGAAACTGTGATTTTACTGATTCAAAAAAATCCTGCTGCTGCTTATGTGCCATCCTTCTTGTCCTTTTTCGTTTTCTTCTCTTGAGCGAGCGTATGTTTATAGGCCGGGGATGTTGGGCGACCTTCCCTTGCTGCGATTGCATCTAACCAAGGTAAGTCGCTTGCCCGGACCCTGCCGTGAACGCTGTCAACTAAGCTCATTGTCGCTCAACTTGATCCAATCTTTCTTCCAGCGGTTTACAACCTTAATCTTACCACTAGAAATTAATTTTGCAAGGTCAGATTCTGGATCATCAATTCTTGATGCGTGGACAATAGACCCATTTGAGAGTTCTGCCATATCGCAAAGTCCCTCGTGCCTTGCCCGATCACACAGCCTGCAAAGTTTCGCCATTAGGAAGATTTCTCGCCGCCCTTGTGCGATTCATTTTCTTATAATGACCAATAACTTCATTGGCCTTACAACTATATCTATTGCTTGCATTATGAAATGGCATAATCTTTAAAGAACTTTGCTTGCCTTCTATTTTTACAAATTCTTCGACGCGAGCAATAAATTTTGTTCCCCTAATATCAACTTCAACAATATCGCCAGCCCTTACAGATGAAATATTCATTATTACCTCATTGAGATTTCGAGCGCTTTCGCTCTGATTTCTTCCTGAAACGTAAGATCGCCAGCGATAAATTCGCGCAGCTTCTTTTCGCCCTGGAACTTTTGATCGCCATAATAATAGTAGGCGCCCTTCTGTTGTACTAAACCGTAATAACGTGCAGCTTTGGAAACTTCAAACAGCCGATCAAACGTGAGTGAGTCAAGATCTAAGCGCATTGTAGCTGTCCGAAATGGACGGCAAACACGAGATTTTTGAATACGAGCCTTGATCTCAACTCCGTCAGGTTCTGCTTGACCGCTCATTCCTTTGGTTTGCGTGGCCTTCTCGTCCAAACTACCTTCGCTGTTGCGAAACAACCAACTACCTTTCTTGAAGTGAACAGTCATTGACGACTGATGATCAAGAATTCTTCCGCCGGGAGCTTCTTCTGCCCCTGTGCGGAAGTTTGTACGCACCTGATCAACCATAATAACTGTGTTCTCGGTAGCGTCAAAACGCTCGTTTAAGCGTCTAAAGGATTTGCCCCAAGAGCGAGCAGTAATGCCGGGCCGCCAGTCCCTTACGTCGGCATTAAGCTCGTCCTCAGAGACTGCTGCGGTACAAGAATCGACAACGTGAAGATGCACAACACTAAAGAGAGCCTCCATCTTATCTGTGATCTCTTCGATTGTTGTTCCTTCAACAACAATTAAGTCATCTACGTTAACGCCAATTTTTTCTGCCGTGAACTTTGGATCGTATTGCTTTTCTACGTTGTAGTAAGCGCACTTCAAGCCTTGCTTCTGAGCTTCGCGGATTACTGATAACGCAGTAAGCGATTTGGCAGAAGAATATCCACCGAAAAATCTAGACCAGCGACCGATTGGAAGACCGCCGCCCATAGCAACGTCAAGTTCAAGGCTGCCTGTTGAAATCCTCGCAGCACTTTCAAAATCATTTCCCATGCGAATTGAATTCTTGTACTTACTGTTGATTTTAGAAACAATTTCATCGTAATTTTCTGTGTTAACTGACATCTAATTCCATTTCTTTAGCGAATTGTTCTACAGAAGCAGCGTGTTCGCAAACAACGCTAACTGTTCCTTGCCAAGAGTCTGTTGGCCCAGTGACCATAATCGTTTTCCCCTCTGAAAGCAAATCGCCATACATACCAAGCGATTCTTTCCAGAATCTTACTCGCCATTCATTCAGGCCGTAGGCCAATATAACAGTCGCGAACGGGCTTCCGCCTTTTGTTCGCTTGCGGTCTACCTTAATGATTTCCCCGCCAATAACAACATTCCCGCTTTCAGTTTCATTGACTTCTTCTTGACTAAAGATATTTGCTTCAATTAGTTCAGAATACTTTTGAATGTCTGCGGTGACAGTCAAGTTCATCCCTAGGCGCTCCCGCTCCCAAATTGAAATCTCGCTTTCAGTTGCTTCATCGCGAGCGCCGCAAAAATCAAACGCGCCGGATTCTTGAAGCGCCATAAGCGCAGTGTTATTAACTGCCCTTGCAGCAATTCTAGAACGAAAATTCTCCATTGAATCATAAATGCCTTTTTCTCTGTTGCTGATAATTGATTTAGCGCCTACTTCACCAACTCCCTTGATGGCCAGCAGGCCAACACGAATTCCTTCATCATCAACAGACCAGCCAACTTCTGAGTTATTGACGCACGGCGGTCTAATTTGTACGCCGCGCATCCTCGCTTCACGAATTACCTTAGAAACAAACTGTTGTTTCTCTTGAGGCTTTGACCCTGATGGGTAAGTCAAAACAGCGGCGTAAAACTCGAGCGGATACTTAGTTTTAAGGTACATATCTTGATAAGCCTGCAAAGCGTATGAGGCGGAATGCGACTTATTGAATCCGTAATTTCCAAACTCAAGAATTTTATGCCAAATCTCGTCTGCGGTCTTGCGATCAATACCTTTATTTTCGCAACCTTCAAACCATTTGACCTCAAAGCGCTTCATAAACTTTTTCGCAGCAGAACCGCCCTTAATTCTGTAAAGCTTGCCCATTGCCTTGCGTAAATCATCTGCCTCCCCGCCAGAGAAGCCGCCAATAGTCTTTGAAATCTCCATTACCTGCTCTTGATAGGTAACAAGCCCATAAGTCTCAGACAAGATCGGCTCAATAAGTGGGTGCCAAGTGTCGTACTCGCCACTTCGCTTGCGCTCGCCGTAATCCCAAGTAACCCCGCCTTTCATTGGGCCTGGCCGGTACAGAGCGTTTGCTGCTGCAAGATCAAGAGCGACATCAGGCTTGATGTCTTTTAGCAGACCAGTAATCCCGCTACTGCCAAACTGGAAAATCCCAATCGTGTGGCCATTGCCGAATCCATTCATTACTTCTCTATCAACGTCGTATGGATCTCTTAGCGGGCCGAGCGAGTAAAGATCAACTGTTTCTCCGTATCGCTTCTCAATCAAATTGCAAGCATAAGCGTGACGATCAAGACCAGTAATGCCAAGAGCATCAATCTTAAGAAAGCCGTAGTCAGAGACGACTGGAAAATCTGCTGCGTCTGACCAAGAGGTGACAAGATCGCCTTTTTTGCCTCTCTCCAAGGCTATGTATTCAACAACTGGGCCGGGAGTAATGATAATTCCAGCAGCGTGTTTGCCAGCGTTCTTAACAGATCCTTCGAGGCGCAAAGCGTGTTCCCAAATATCTGGATGTTTTTTCTTAAAGTCTTTTAGCCTGTTGTTGTTCGGAAGAATCTCTTCAAGTGTCGTGTCCTCGTCGTCTTGACGAATATCAATTGTGTCAGTTACAGCGTGTGCCTCGCCGTATGGGATATCGTAAACGCGACAGAGATCTTGGATGACAGATTTAGGCTGAAAGCGCGAGTGGGTGATGATGTCAGCAACGTGATCTGCACCATATTTGCTGGCAATATAAGCCTTTACCTCGCCACGCCTATTGCTCTGGAAGTCAAGGTCGATGTCTGGAAGCCCCTTGCGCTCAGGATTGAGGAAGCGCTCAAACAGAAGACCCCAAGCAATTGGGTCAATGGCGACAATTCCAACTAGATAAGAGATAAGAGAGCCAGCAGCAGACCCGCGACCAAGACCGACTCTAATGCCAGTCTTTTTTGACCAGCGCACCACATCGCCAACCAGCACAAAGTAGTCAATAACTCCCTTGCTGGCAAGAATTTCCCACTCCATCGCGATCCGCTTTAAATAAACTTCTTTGGGCCATTTCTCCCAATGACTTTCTGGGTAATTGGTAAGAATTTTCTCTAGGCCGTCGTTGATCCATTCACGCAAGATCTGTTCTGCTGTTATCTTCTCGCCGTCATCAATAACCTTTGGCAGTTTTGGAGATTTGTCCAAAAGAAATGGTGTTGCTTTTCTTACAAACAGGCCAGTGTTATCAAGTGATTCTTGAACAAAAGATTCAGAAAGGCCAGGATGATTTTCTCTAAACCAGTCAAACATTTCTACTTCAGAAGAAAGATAAAGGGTTGGATTTAACTCTGCGAGATAAACAGGTTTCCCTTTTTCTCTGTCTTCCTCAACTCTTGCAAATGAAGTTGCTGCGCCACACATTTTTGCGATCCTGTGTGTTTCGGCCCATTCTTTGAATGGGAAGTGGGCGTCATTGGTGGCGATTACGCCAATCCCACGTTCCTTTGAAATACCAGCGATCTCGAGATTGAGAATTTTCTGTTGCTCAAAATCGTGAGGCATAATCTCGAGCCAGAAGTCTTCACCAAAGATTGAAGTCATGGTGTCGATATATTCTCTGACGCTAACTGAGTCGCCGCCCTCAATAAGATTGTTCAACCAGCCAGAAACACAAGCGGAAGAACAAGCAAGACCTTCCGAGTGCCTGCGCAGAAGGTCGTAGTCAACGCACGGATATTGGTAGTAGCCGCCGCCATCGTCAATTTCAGCGTAAGCAATACTGACAAGACGAAGAAGATTGTGCCAACCTCGAAGGTTCTTGGCAGATAAAACAAGATGCCAAGCCTGTCGTGTGTCTTTGCTGGAGCGATCCGGCCTGAAATAAGCCTCTACGCCAGAGATCGGCAAGATGCCGACATCACGGCAGGCTTCGATGTGCTCTAGTGCTCCGCTGAGCGAGCCGTGATCGGTCTGCGATAGGGCAAACTGATTAAGCTCAGCTGCTCTTTCAGCATATTGCTTGGACGAGCCACAGCCGTCAAGTCGAGAATACTGTGAGTGCCGATCTTCGATGCAAGTGTACGAAGTCACTTGGCATCAGGCATCACCTTCCTTTTGCTTTAGTTTTGCCTCATTGATGATTTCAGCTAATGCGTCAAGAGCCTCATAAGTGAACGGGATATGAACCATTGTTCCAGACTTTTCATCTAAGAAATTGAACTGAACACCTTCTTCTGTCTGGTCGCCACCCCACTTACAACTTTCAATAAAGATTCTAATCATTTTTAATCACCTTCTTTCTATGAACAGCCAGCTCCATTAAATAATAGATTTCGTTTTCATAATTCTTGATGTCGGCATTGATAACAGCTACATCGACAAGCGAATTAGTTATGCCTTGCTCGCTGCTGTGATTATCGAATAAGGCGTTTGCCCTTTTAACGCTCCAAATTGATCCACCAGCCTCTTTAATCCTTTGCGCCTCATTGTTGTATCGAACATCAGTGACGACGCAGTTATCAGAAAGCTTACCTTCATCGGAAAACTTATCGCGCCAATCAGGAAGCGGAACGACCTGATTGAGCCAAAAGTCATCACCGAAGATTTCACGGTGAGCCTCAAACCCAAAATGTTGTAGAGCTTCTCGCCCGGTAACTTCGCAGCCATTTGCTGAAATGATTGAATTGATTTTCAATTCATCACACCAATCAACAGCAGCATCACAAGAAATATTTGGCTTAAATATTCTCGCAAAGCTCCACTTGATTGAATCAGCGAAAGCGCGGCGAGCGGGAATTAAACCATTACCTACAGACCATTCTTCAATGATCTTGTAGGCGGTATCTTTACCGCTGCCGCGCCCCCCTGTTATACCGATCAAGGTCGGTATTCGGCTAACCACCTTGCGGCGGTCAGTCTACGCTCACGCGAACACGCTTGGTCGTTTCGACCTTTGCGCGGATGCGAGAGATGTAACGTTCAGGGATAACGAAAAAAGGCTGATCTTTCAGCTTATCTTCATTCTCCTTTAGGAAATCGCTAGCTGCCGTCTCTGCGTTGCGTGCTTCTGCCGCGCCGAGAAGTACCAGCGTTCCGTCAGACCGCTCTTCATAAACGTGATACTTAGCGGTCTTAAGTGGATGCTTTCGCGGGCGACCGGGGCCACGACGCGAAGCTTCCTTTGTTTTGGTCATCTCTGCCATTGCTACCTCCTTTGGTGATGAGTTGTTTTATCGGTTGCGCATAAAGGGATTCACGGTTTGCTGCTGAACAGACTGTCCGTTGCCCCCTGTAGAACCACCGGCTAGTTCCGCAAGGAAGTCTTCGTAAGACTTCGGTGTGGTGAACTCGCTCAAGTCAAACTTTGCGCTTGCAAGCTCAAGTTCTGCCTTGTCTAGTTCCTGTGGGCCTGCGTCAGTATCAGCAGGTGAAAGCAAATACTTAGTATCAAGGCGCGAACCCTTACGCTTGACCTTAAACTTGCGCGACATTAGGCCCTTGTAGTTGGCATTGATTTCATCCAACTCTTCAAATAGGCGGATGCCAGATGACCAGATCGCAACTTGAGGCTTATTCCCAAGGGTGACTGGATCTCCAGTGCTGTCACGAACGATCTTGCCGCCACCAGCTTCATCGCGCTTGAAGATAGGAGCTTCGTCCCAAATCAAGTTAATGAATCCACGGAACTTGCGATCCATATCGCGCTCGCAGCCGGGGCATGGCGTTCCATCTTTTTGCTGATCAAGACACGGGGTTTGACGACCCCAAGCACGGCCTTCAACTGGAATCTCGTGCATCCAGCACCAAGCGATGTCATCGTCCTGCTCAAGAAAACGAACAGTTGCCTCTTCGCCCTCAAGAAGACGGAAATAAAGAGCGCTCGGGCCATATTGCTTGCCTTTGCGTGACTCGATTTCTGCTCCTGCTTCTCTAATGCCTGCAAAACCTTTGGACATGTTTTTCTTCTCCTTAGTGGTTATTTCTGATTGCTTGAGAGGATCTTAGCAAAGTTCTAACTGAATTGACAGCCAATGCGCGGAATCTTTCAAACAAGCAGCAATTTCATTATCACTCATTGAAGCCGGATCGCCCTCATGTGCAGGGCAAATACGAACATCAACGAAGTCTTTTAACTCATCTACTATGCCGTTGTGATGACGGTTTTTACTGTCCTGCCAGCCCCATGTTGCTGATTCTCCGGCTGGATCAGAGTCTAAAAACAGAATAACTCTGTCACTCTTTTTCTTTATTACGTCTGCGTGAAAACTAGAAAAATAAGAGCCGTTGATCGCAACCGCCGTGTGACCAGTTTTCATATTGACCGAAACAGCATTGAGTTCGCCTTCGCAAACAACAACAAACTCTTCATCGCCTTTTACACGATCAGCGCCAAAGACAACTTGCGAAGTGTGATAACACGGGAAGCCGTATTTAATCTCTTTGCCGGGCTTGTCGCCCAAAACAAAATACTTAGGGAGTTGACCCTCGCGCCAAGCGCGCCCTTTGAACCCAATCACTTTGCCTTGTTCTTCTCTGACAGTGAACACGGGCCGGTCAGAAATCTGGTCATATCCGAAATCCCATTCATTCAGCGTTGCCGCATCGAAGCCGCGCTCGATCATATAACTCAAAGGCTCAGGCACATACTGTTTGCGCCTAATAGCGAAATCAACTGATTCCCAATCGACTGCAATTTTTTCTACAAAGTTCTCGTCAATAATCGGCTGAATGATTTGCTCATTTTCAAAATTAATGATTTTTTCAATCTCTTTGAGAACATCTCTTTCATCAGGGTTAATCGCGCCCGGCTGATAACGCTGCCGCAGTAAGCGAATTGCCTCAAGTGGGCTGATCCCTAAAACGATCTGCGTAAACGTGAGCGCATTACCTCGCTGCTTGCAGCCGTGACATAAGAAAGCAGACGTATCAACATTCATGTAGCAAGACGGATTCTGGTCTGCCCCGTCGTGATTCGGAAAAGGACAAGAAAAGCGCATTTCCTCTTCTGTCGCAAAAGAAAGATTGCGAACCTCAAGAGTATTTAAAAAATGTTCTACGTCTATGCAGGAAGGATCAAATGCTGACATCTTTGTATTCTGCCTCTACTTGTTCTGCGTTAATTTTTGAACAGTCATATCCGTGTCTGTTAAATTTTCTCAGTATCTCTTGCGTTGAATAGGCTTCTTCCCAGTCCGGTCTAACAACATAAGTATCAACAACAGGAAAGCTTATCCCGTTCCTCATCGCCTTCTGAGGAGACTCCCCAATTCCAATTGTCAGCCGGTCGTAACGCACTCTCGCGTAGAGAAAATTACCATCTTCTAACTCGGCTTCCCATTGACAGGCATGAAACTCAGAAATTTTTGTAAGAGATATTATTTTCATTCTGGAATTTCAGGCTTATTAAATTTGTCTTTCAGAGTTAACTGGCGGAATTCCATATTGTCGTGATCCCACCGTGCCATAAATTTACCAAGTCGCCCATCTCTATTTTTGTTGAGGCGAATCTCCATTTCTTTGCGCTCTCTCAATTCGTCATCAGCAAATAGACCAATCATAATATCTGAATCTTGCGCAACGGAAAGCGAATAGCCAATGTTATCTAGTTCTGCTCCCTCTTTCCCGCTAGAACGATTTGTTTGCGCTGCTGCGACTATCGGTATTCCAAGTGTCCGAGCGTTCTGTTTGAGATCCTGAGTAATTTCAGTAAGTGATTGCCACATAGACATATTGCGACTAGCTCGACTGGTGCGAAGAAGACTCAAGTAGTCAACTAAAACTAAATCGGGCTTGTGCCGAACAGTTTCAGCAAAGATATGGTCAGGAGTGCATCCTCTGATCGAATCAACTACTGGTATATCGTGTGTCTTGTCTGAAATATCTTGGGCCGTCTTTCGCCAGTTCTTTATCTGATCTTGTGGGAGCTTTAACTGCTTAATCTTTGAGTAGTCAAGCGAGGCCGCCATCGCGTCAAACTTTCTCAGGATTGCGCCAGCCTCCATCTCAAGGGAGATGTAGAGCGGCGTATAGCCCTGTGACCAAGCGTTGAAGGCCAAAGCCATAAGCATCGTTGACTTCCCGAGTCCTGAAAATCCAGCTATTACCACAAGCTCATGTGACTGGATGCCGCCAGTCCATTCATCAAGAGTTGGAAAGCCAAATGGAACGCCAGTTATTTTGCCTTCTTTGACGCGCACTTCATAGTCATCAACGCGCTTATCCATATCTGAGAACCTTGCCACCTTTGCAGATGGCACAAGGGTCGCCAGACGACGACTAATCTCCAGGAAGTGAAGATCAAGATCCGCCCCCTCATCAGGATCTTTTGTCAGGACGGCAAGTTCAAGCAATGCCTCTTGCGATAAACGACGCTTGCAGGTAACTGTGAACTTATCTATCAGATACTCGAGCGGATCTTGAGAATGCTCGATTTCCCAATTCGGTCGGTCAGAAGCAACTGCACTTGTTGAAGGCGGGGACTTATAATTTCTAGCGTAATCAGTTATGTACTCAAACATATCTCGACATTCATCATCGGCGAATAAATCTGGTCTTACGCCTTTTGATATCGCTTCTTCGAGTTGTCCTGTTGTGATTACCTTATTGATTAACGCTTTCTCAACATTGATAACTACACCACGCCTTTGCGATATTCATTAATGTCTTCGCTATTGAAGGTGAACTTAATAGATGTTGGGCGAGCAGTAATCTCAATCATCTTTCCTTCAATATCCTTAACAGGAATATCAAAATTGTTTTCTGGATTCCACTTTTCAGAATCAATGTGAACTGATCCTGTGCCGATCATTTGTTCAACGCGGCTGGGTGGCATTCCAAAAAGACCAGAGACAACGGACAGAATGTTTACAGTCTTGTTGTCGCCTCCAAAGTTTTCAATCTCAACCTTAAGCTCTTTTGGCTTGGCGGTCGAAGCTTTCTTCGGTGCCTTTGCCTCTGGCTGATCGTCAGTTTCCATTAGTTACCTGACCTTGCATTGACTCCATCACGAGATTGCGCTGAACAGCAACAACATCGCCTTCAACAATCGCGGCAAGCTCATTTAGAGCGGTCGCCATAGTGTTTCGCTGTTCGTCTGAAAAATAAACGTCGCCAACCTGATCAGCATCGACAAACGCTGTAATCTGCGCCGGACCAATACTCACATTGGCGTACTGCCCTGTGGGAATAAGCTCAGCCGCCGTCATAGTGATTTTCATCATAGGCTGGCCGTTAACCCCTGCTGGCCAGCTATCTGAATCAACCGTTTCTCCAACCTTCTTTGCCTGTGCCATTGCGATGCCTGCTTTCTGTTTGCTCTGCTTGTCAGCCTTACCAACCGATTTAGCAATGAATGGATTTGTCATTTCTTCTGCCATTATTGTCTCCTTTATCTGCTTGTTAGATTTCTAAAGATTTACTTTCTTGCGCGGCGTTCGCATTGCGGCAATCGCCTTATCTAGCTCTGTTTCTGTTGGGTTGTAATGAGGAAGCCCCTTTCCGGGCCTTCTATCGGTGTCCCTGATCCACTTTCTGATTCCTTCTAGTTGCTCAGGCGTCCAGTAGCGCCAATCGCGATCCCCTCTATGAGGAATCAGATGGCTAGGGATTACGCCAAGCTGCTCCCATTTTCGCAATGTTGCCATGCGCCTGTTGAGCAATTGCGCTGCTTCTCTAATGTAAATCCTCTCAACTATCTGCTCATTTTCTATCATAGGTGGGATCTTAGCAAACCTTAAGACAGACTTCAAGAAGAACTTTGTAATTACGCCCCCGGTCGGAATCTACGCCCCCGGTCGGAATCGAACCGACGACCTGCGGATTAGAAGACCGCTGCTCTATCCGCTGAGCTACAGGGGCAAACTCAAAGCGACGGAAGCTGCTTTGAAATATTCTGATCGACATTATCGGTCGAAACTCCGCTAACAGGGCCGCGATCAGTGTGCTGCCAAATGGCCCAACCAGCGTGATTCCAAGCCGCAGGTAGATACTTGTCTGGGTTTGTTACATAGGCAGCAAGCCAGAGCGGGCAACCAAAGTTATTGCTGTAGGAATTAGTATTGGCGTCCCAGAAAGGACCCCCGGTATAAATGATTGGGGTTTTTCCAGTAATGGCTTTAAGCTCGTCAACTGCTGAACTCAAGTAAGCAAGAACTTTTCCGCCTGACAGATCGCCATTTTCCTCAAAATCAATTACGGGCCGAAGGTCGCCTTCTTTTCCCCAACCGGCTGATTGTGCCTGCTTCATAAAAAACTTCATTTCCTCCGCGCCTGAGCGATCACGCCTGGGCCTTAGATAGTGATAAACGCCAACTTGGACTCCAGCTTTTCTCATTGCAGTAACCCGAGCTGAAGTCCAAGTCGAATCTTCCCAATCACCTCCTTCTGATGTCTTGCAAAAGGCGTAATCAATCCCGGCAGCTTTAACTTTGGCCCATTCGACTGATCCGTTGTGTACCGAAACGTCAATGCCCTTTTTATGCTCACTCTTGTTTGTAGGGTGATTCAGAACCACCGGCTTTTTTGCTGGCGTCTTAGGGACAACTGGCTTCTTATCCCGAGTTGGAACGGGCGCTTTAGGGTGA